GTTCGGCGTCACACGGAACTTATCGGGCACACCCCAGACACTTGACGCTAGGCGCTGACACAGTGTTTTGCCGAGGCCCGACGCATTACTGCACAAGTGGAATGTTATGCCGTTGAGCCCGGTGAATTTCATCAATGGTGACGCGAACCCAATCAGCATCATGGCGGTAATATCCCAACGCTCAGCGCGCATTAAGCCGGCTATTACCACGCGCCACTGATCCAGCGAACCGCGTATCTCCATCGTTTCTTCGATATTGTCAAACCCGTACATTGGTACTGTACGTTCGCCATTTGCTGAAAATATACGCCCATTGAATGCGAATGAGTTGTCATGCTGCCATCCTAAGCTAGTTGGCATATGGAGCGGTGGCTTCGCTTTAGCAGCGGCAATAGTGGCTTTTATGTAAGAGCGGAACGCTGGCTCCTGACCATTTGCAACAACCACACCAACACGAGCGAATGACTTTATAACCTCATCACGACCCGTCGCAGCTACCATCGGTATAACCGTGCTTTTTAATTCCTTGTGTTCGATGTAGGAGAACTGTACGTAGCGCTCCCCAGCCCGGTCGTACGTGGCTGTAGCGAAGACAGGCGCATCACAGATAAATACAACCCGCGGCACTCCCCCGTCGTCAGTTATTTGCATGCCGACACCGCGATCAGACAGCACGAACCCCTTGGGCGGATCAGGGAACTTGAATATATCTGTTGTTGGCGCGGCCGATGTGTTTTGTGCCGGTTCCTGCACGGCGACTGCGGCTACTTCTTCTTGCGTTTTTAGTGCGCGCCCAAGTACAATCGGGTTAACGATCTTGCTTTTGTGAATACACTTATCACATATGCCTGGATTAGTCTGTGCAAACGACTCGCAGTTGTAGGGGCCTTTAATGCCCTCGTACTTCTTCGCCGTTCTAGCATCGTCGTATGGGTGCAGCCTAGAAACCTCCAGCGCTTTATCGAACCCTTCCTCGCAGTGTTTGATAGTAGACAACACCCCGCGCCACAACGGCTCCATACCGCCTTCAGCCGCGTTCTTCAGATAGTGGTTAATCTGCCCACACCCCGCATCACCCAGCGCAACGATGGCATTGAAACTATGTTTTGTTATGTTCTGCAGGTCTAGAACAACAGCCGGGTCTTTTGTTGCTGCATAATTTGGAATGCTGTCTGTTGGTAATCCGGGTACGGAACTAGAACTGGGTATGGGTTTATTAGCTTGTGGCGGGTTGTGTTGTCGTAGTAATTCTTTAAATACTTCAAAAGGTGTAGGGGAACCACTAAAAACGATGCGTACTGGCTTGACGGCTCCTTCTGAAGCGTGTTTGTAATTACTTGTATTCGGGACTCTAAGAACTCGCGCAGAATCTGCTGTAACAGAATAGTCGATGTGGAGGTTTGATGCTTCTGCAACTCGCTTAAGATTTTTTGCAGCCTCAACCCACTCTTGTATAGGAACCGGGATAGTGAAGGGCCAATACGCGTGTAGCCCATACCCGCTTCTAACAACGCTTGGATTTGGAAGTGTGTTAGCTTCACAAAATCCCGCAAGGGCGACTGCTGCGTCCCGACTCGTAGCATATGGTTTGTCGTTGCCGCAGTCGATGTCGATAAAAAGGGATCGACAATATCTAGCATTTGCTGCAGTACGATTACCTCTCTCGTTAAATGTTGAGAGAGCATAATACGTATCTCTTCCAGCGGAATTAAATCGGAAGGCGGCTTCGACAACATCATCGATGGACTCGACATAAACATGCTCCTTACGTTTTGTCGATAGCTCGGCTACGCAGTAGTACCCGTTCCCAGGTGGCGGAAGAATGGCCGCTAGAAAATCACGGGTTTCGTCTGCTGCTTCTTGTGTGATGTTCGTAGGCATAGGCTTAGCAGTGCGAAAAAAGCCCCGCATAGGGGCGGGGCTCAGGAAAAACTACTACCGACTACACAGCGCTTATTCGTCGTCTGCCCACGCTGCAACCAATGACTTGAGGTCGGGATTGGCTGCTGACGCATCAGAATTCTTACGGACAACGGGCTCGGCAGGGGCCGGCGTAGGTGCGGGTGCAGTAGCCGGCGCGGGCGCCGCCTCGATGGGCTTAGCAGCGACGGGGGGAGTCCCGGACGGTAGCGCAAGGGGCGGCGCAGCGTCAACCCCATCGGCCTCAAACACCTGCACATCTACTGCCCGTTGCGCAGCTTCGCTCTTACCCTGCGCGGTAGCGCGCCCGTATTCTTCTTCCGTCAACCAGCGTACGGCAGTAAACCCGAGCTTCGGCGATTCCGCGTCAGTGTCAAGCGCAGCGAGGCCCTTATAGTATCCCTGCAAGGTAGCGCCGGCCTCACAGCTATCTCCGAACAACGACGCTGCAGGCAGGCTCAGTTGTAGAACTTCACCGCTGATGTCATTCGCCAACACCACGGCAAGGCGCTGGCTATAGCGACATGCGCGCGAACCGCCACGCCCGCTACCCTTTTGATTCTTCGGGCACGAAAGGCAGTTCTCAGACTGTTTGTTCTTCGCGCTGGCGACAGGCTTAACACCGTCAGCAGAGTAGCAATCCGGCGCTTCCGGCTTAGCGTCCGCATCGTACGCCTTGGCATACCACGTACGAGTTACGTGCTTGGCTGCATTGACAAGAACGAGGTCAATATGACGCTCAAGATTCTTACCAATTTCCTGACCACCGACGATGTAACGGAAAGTACCGCCTTTGATAGACAGGCGCCGAACGCCGCCGGCAATACTGTTGTCGAGGGCTGCGCCGATAGCCGACTTGTTCTTAGCGAACGCGGGAGCTTGACCAAAATCGAGAGGGATGATGTTGCTCATGATGTTTCCTTTATTGGTTAATTACTTCAACCCTTATAACTTTAAAACTATCGGATGCGTCCGTAACAAGCGACGAATCGTCTTGCCACCATGTTTTTATATTTTCGGCAGCTTCTTCTAGCGTCTCTGCTTCGTACTCCTCCAACTCTTCTTGATCTGGAATGTCAATATCGCAGATCATATGAACGCGAAGTTTTCCAATCATGATTTCCTCACAGTAATAGTGACTTCTGTATCGGCGTGGATGCCGATAGGCGGGTTTGTCGGGCACTCTTGCAGCCATTGATCCATGTTCGTTTTCGAGATGCGCTTCTCAAGAAGATCAACAGCATTGTTCTCAACGACCCAGGCGCTAAATCCGGTCCAGTCGGTAGGGTAGTAGCGCGTCTTTTTCGTCAGATACGCCGTGCCGTAGTCCGTCTTCACGGATTGGGCGCCCATATCGATAACGAGGTCTTTGAGGGCTGCACCGACTTGATCTAGCTGCTTGTCAAGTTCGGCAATTTCTTTGTCTAGTCGTTGTTGTACCTCTCTTTTCTTGTCGCGGATTCGTGTGTAGATTTTACAAAGGGTTTCGGCAGTGTAGTCGCTCATGGGTTCTCCAGTTCACGTACGTACATTTTAGTTATCAGGTTGTGGTCTTCAATACGCTGTTCAAGAGCAGCGAACATCTTACGCTCTATCTCAGAGCACTGAAGGTGATGCACAGTTATGTTCTGTGCTTGTTGCCCGATACGGTCTGCGCGGGCGATACATTGAATATATGTTTCTACGCTTGTTACAGGCCCCCAAAATATAACCGTGTCTGCTGCGGTTAGTGTTACGCCGTGCGATGCAGACTGTGGTTGAATGACAAGCCCGCGAGGATCAGGCTTTGTCTGAAAAGCGTTAAATATCTCCCCGCGCCTAGTTGCAGACACTTGACCGTGAATCGTTTCGTGGGTAACTCCTGTCTTAGTTAGGTGTTGAGAGATTGTATCTATACTGCTACGAAACGGAGCAAAAACAATAAATTTCCTATCCGTATCGTTGATGATGTCGTCTAGCGCGGTCAGTCGAGGAGCGCAGTCGAATTCAATCGTTTCTTTTTCATCGGCATAGACGGCCCCGGCGCTTATCTGCAAAAGCTTGTTAATCACAGTCGCTGCGTTCACAGCCGTTACAGTCTCTCCCGCAGCTTCGAACAGGGCGCGCTGTTTCATGAGTTTATAATACTTCTCCTGCTGCGGCGTCATAGGGACAACCCTAGTCAGAGTCAGCACAGGCGGTAGATCAAGACACTGATCTTTCGTAAACCGTATAGCCGGTTGCAGCGCGTTGTGTACCGTCGAGGGAGCGTCCCCCTTAGCGATCCATTTAAATTGAGACACGCGCAGCATAGTCTTATCACGCCACGTGCCTATAAATCTAGGTACTGTAGTCGGCGTAACCATCTTAGCCAGCCCGAAGGCGTCTAGCGGTGATTGAGGGGCCGGTGTGCCTGTAAGCGCCCACACCCACGTATCGGGCTTGACAATGCTGTGAATGGCTTTCCAGCGCTTTGCAGTTGAGTTTTTTATGTAGTTGGCTTCATCAAGAATGATGAGATCGAAATCACCACACTCATTGACGGTCTTAGCTACACCTGAAACACCGTCGTAGTTAACGATGACGTACTCGTAGTTGCCGCGAATTATTTTACGGCGATTCTCCATCGAGTGCGAGTGTGCGATAGCTGCCTTTCTGTGTATTACAGAGTGCATCAAGTCCTTCATCCATGCCGACTCCATAATCGACAGCGGGCAAATAATCAGTACGCGCCTGATGAGGCGCTTGGACATGAGGTAGTCTGATGCCCACAAACAACTTAGGCTTTTTCCTGTATTGCCCGACGCAAACACACATCCGTTTCTACGAAATAGCAAAAACGTGCTAGGAACTTGAAAACAATACTTGAATCCGTCTGTACTTGGTTCGGCAAATACAGTAGCTTCATTGCGATTTCGCAGCGTTAAAAATCTTGGGGAGTCTTTACGTAGCGTAACCACGTAGCAGGCGCGCCGT